GTATAAACATTACCTAAGTTACTTACTTTATATATTCCCTCATATTCAGGAACATCCTTCCAAATTTCTGTTGTTTCCATAAATAAAATATCCCTACTCAACAAAGGCAATCCAGTCGTGATGAAATCACAAAGGCAATGTTTTTCGGGAATTTTAAATAAGTTTTCATACTGGATTGCGTTGCAAATTTAATAATAAATTTTATATAAACCAATTATTTCACTAAATTTTTTTCTCAATTCAATTCTTTCATCTTTTGTATATTTTTTAACTTCTAATGTTTTTAAGCAATTTTTAGTTTTTGTTATTGCTGTTTTAATTTCATCGGTTGTTAATTTTAAAGAGTGATAATGTAATGGCAATTTTATTTCTACATATTCCTTTAATTTTTCATCAAAGTTTTCAATCAATCCTTTATTGTAGCCAATAATATTACTGCTTAATTCTACATTACATCTATAATCTTGCATCCAAATATTAAATAAATGAAATCTTATTACAGGTGCAGATTGAACTGAATGGTAATGACCAGCTTGAGGTTTGCCACCTAATTTGCCACAACTCATGCAAGGTTGCTCATTGTCTATTGCTCTAATTAACTTATTAGTAATTATCTGTAACAATGTTAGCCATTCAGTACGTGTTCGAGTATTTTCAATCATTATCTTTTTTTTCTCTTTCCACATTTTCTTTTCAGCTAATACGGATGCGCATTTAGGACTGCAAACTACTTGAGTTGTTTTAAAAGGAGTGAAGTTTCCACCACACTCCTTGCATTTTTTATCTTTAATCTTTCTTTCCATTAAATGATTCAAAATATTGATTAAATAATTCCCTTGCTAACTTTACTTTTTCAGTCATTTTTTCAATTACCTCTTCATTAGCATTTACCCTGTAAATAAACAATCCTAAATCTGAAATAATACGAGGGTCGAAGGAAACGAAGTCACACCACTTGCGACCGCTTAATAACATATAACATTGCATCTGATAATAGTATTCAGGCTGTTCTCTTGAAAATGTTTCATCATTTGTAATAAAGCAATGTTTTAAATGATTTGCTCCATTGAACGGACATTTAACTTCAATTAACCCATCTTCACCTACTAAGCCATCAGGACTACCTGTTAATCCTTCTATTTCGTTTGAGTAAAGCATTAAGCTATCTTTAACTTCATTGCCAGTTACAGATGAATAAAATTTCTTTGCAGTTGGTTCATGTTCGTTTCCCCATTCAGTTGCAAAATTATTAATGCCTTGCTTTACTTCACCGCTTAATTTCTCCCATACTTTTTCGAGAATATAAGTTTCTGCTGTTTTTGAAAGAGCCTCTTTTTTACTTCGAGGCTCGGTCATAATTTTGTAAATTTCTGATCCCGTAAAATTACCTTGTCGGTTAATAAACCATTCAGGCGAATATATTTCAATTGTACTTTCCATTAGATTGATTTTAAAAGTTTAACCTCAACATCATTACTCACCTCATATTTTGCCTTTATAGCATCTATTGAGCCACCTTTCATTAAATACTCAACAGCTTTGCCAAAGTGTTCTGTATCGGCTTTTAAAATAGGTTTACTTGGCTTTGTTTGTTCTCCAGCTGCGTCAGTATCTTTGTCGGTAACTAAGCCTAAAATTGAACTTAAAGCATATCTACGGATGTAAGTAATTGCACTACCTAAAACTTGAAAATCATTCATGCCTTTTAATTGAACTCCTTGCGGAATTTCAGTAAGTGATTCAATTGTTTCTGCTGTTTCTATATGAAATACAATTGTCTTTACACAATTACCCATAATTGGTTGAGTAAATCCTAAATTGTGCTTTGCTAACAATGGATTTATTTTGTCAAAGATAGTTGGAAGATCTGCATAAGAATATCCATAACCTTTTGTCTCTTTGTGGATAACTGGCACTTCTTGTTGAAATGCTGCTAAGCTTTTAAATAAACTTTGTTGTTCTTTTTTTGTTTCGTTCGTTTTCATGTTCTTTTTTTTTATTGGTTAATTAAAATAAATCATCGTGTGAATCAATACGAAAATCATTTGGCATAAAGCTACTATCACTTTGTTTTAAATTGTTCTTTGCTGTATAGGTAGCATCTGCATTGTTTTTAATATATGGCTCCTGAAATGCAGCACTGAAATACTTAACCCCTTTTTGACTTTCTTTTAACCACAAACTGATTTCCATTTCTTTACCATTTACGTTAACCGTTCCTTTGTAGTCAGGTTGTTTCTCATTTGTTTTTTTAGCATTCTTAAAAATTGCTCCTGAATTGTTCTTAGTTTCCATGTTTCTGTTTTTTATTAGTTATTGTAAATTGTTTGTAATTGCTTTTTGTTTTCTCATTTCTTAACCATTGTTCATTAACTGAATAACCTAACTTTCTAATCATTGCTATTAGCTTGTGAAGATTAAGAGTTCCCTGGTTACATTCTTTTTTTGTAATGGCATAAGCATTTGAACCATTTACTGCAATGCCACTTAGTAAGGCATCTAATACAGCTTGTTTTTGTGTTTTTTTCATAATAATAAAGTTTTTACAAATATAAAATAAATTAATTTTAAATCAAATTATAATTTAAATAATTATGCGTTAAAGTTTCCAACTGCTTTTTTAACCATAAATACTTTTCAGTTAGGACAAAATTTATATCTTCGTCTGCATCTGCTAACTTTTCGCAAACTTCGATTAACTCTTTTTCTGTTTGATTAATTCTCATTAACAAATTGGTTTCAACTCTTGTAAGATTATCCATGTACATTTTAGTTTCCATACTTTGCTGTTTTTTGTTTGTAAAATTCGTTTATTAGGTCGAGTAAGTCATCACTACATTCACCTGATTTAAAAGCCTTGTGAATAGTTACAAGGCTAAACTTCTTTCCTTTTTTATCGGCAAACCTTTTTAACTTAGTTTGGTCTCCGAATGAGTAGTACTCATCTATTGTTTCTTTGATGTGTTTGGGTATTTTCATATTTGTTTTTAATTTAATTTTAAATAAGGCGCTATAAAGTAGCGCAAAGAAGTAAGTTAGCTTCAATTGCCTGCCAACGCACTTGTAACAACTTCAATCGAATGAGTTGAGCTTCCATAACCTGTTGGCTGTTCGACCACATTCATAAAAGAAATAATATTTTCTCCATTTGTTAGGTAAAATCCTAAATGTGGCACTTCAATTTGATGCTTCATAAATGGCTTTAATCTGTATCTACCAAATTTTACCTCATACTCTCCGTGATAAGGATTTGCGGATATTTTTACTTTATCACCTAATATTATTTCTTTTCCGTTTTTGTCTTTGTAATTTGTATTCATATTTAAGTTTTTAATTTTCGTTTTTAAATCCCTCGCAAGGCAACTAAAGCTAACAGCAAATAATCAAAACTTCACTTCGTTACGCTTCGCCTATTTGCAAAACGTTAATTTATTGTTTTATATAGTTTGTTTAATTCTTTGTCGAAGCTTTCAATAAACTCTATTTCATACTGATTCATGCTTTGCTTTATTATGTGGCTTCCTACTCTATCGCATTTATCATTTAAGAAGTTTAAAGCAAATGTTGTGTACTCTTCATTAATAAACATTTCTAAGTACCATAATCCTAAATCTGCCTTAGTATTATTAGCTTTGTTGTATTCATCTAATTTATCATAGATGTAATTTTCCCAGTAGTTTAGTTCATCATTTAGCATGGCAATTCAGTTTTAGCAAGTGTTAATACATTAAAAAATTCTTCACGATCAATTTGCTCATAGGCACATGGAAATTGCATTGTATAGCTAACCATTTGAATTGAAACTTCATTTTTGTGATACATAACAGTTGTAGTTCTGTTTTCTTCAATCATGTAATAATAATACTTGTCTTTTGTAAATAAAGGTAAGTTTACTTCTACTTCAACTTTTTCCTTGCGTTCAATTGTTACTTTCATGTTCTTTGTTTTTAATTATAAAGCAAATATAAAGCAATTTTAAATATAAACAACAAAAAAAAGCAACTATTTTTTACAATAATTGCTAAGTATTTGAAAATCAATAGTAAAATTTTACTTAATCATCTTGTCAATTTGTGTTTGTTTTTGGGCAGAACCTTGAGAACTACCGAAATAATAAGAAATTACTTGTGTGCAAACAGCACTAAGAACACCTAATACATAAATAATAATGTCTTTTTCATTGCCTACTTCTCTAAACATTAAAATGTAGAATAATATAAAAGTCAATGTTACAACTGCTAAGGCTAAAATAGGAGTGATTATCTTATTTAATAATGGGGCTTTGTCTGCTGTTGCTATTTGTATTTCACGATTTCTTGCAGAATCCATTTCCTTTTGGTAAACTTCTAACTGCTTTGTAACCTCTTGCTCCATTACTTCTAAATGGCTATTTAAAACCTTTTGAAGCTCTAAATTAGCAGCTTCTTTTTCTTCTTTGGTTTGAACGAATTTATCTACTACATTGGAAACTGAATCTATTACAGAACCAGCACCACCTGAAAATATTTTATTTAAAAAGTTTGGCATAAAAAAAATTTATTATATTTGCATCATGTTCTTTTTTAAATAAATTAATTGATTCTTTGACTAAGGAAGCCTTCAGAAATGAGGGCTTTTTTTATTTAGATTATTTCTAAAGAATGTTTTTCATCTTTATGCAATAGCAAAAGATTAACCAAATCATTCTCAGCCTTTGTGCTATCAAATATCGCATTATCGCCTTTTTGATAACCTATTAAGATACATCCTAACGAATGGTCAGCTGAATTACCTCTATGCATAAGAACCCCATCAAAACCTTTTATATTAAGAATACGAGGTAACATACGTTTAAATTTAGGGCTTTGATTAACTATTAACTCATAGTTACCCGAAGGAATAGCAGTAACTCCAAAAATCTTTTTAGCTTGAATAAAAAGTAAAGTATCTGTTTGTTTTAAACCTCTATCTTTATCTTCTAATGTATAACAAAAAAACTTTTCATTAATAAAAAGCCTTCCAATAGTGCTAACTTCTGTTTTTATTTCTCTAACTACTTTTAACTTCATCTTCTATCTTTTTTGGTAATATAGCTTCGTTTGGCCTTGTATAGTATTGTTCGTATCTATCACGCTCCAAACAATTAAATAGTTTTTGTTCTAATGTTGCAACTCTATTATGTGTATGCCATAGCCATAAAACTAAAACAGCAGTAGCACCGTATTTTTTTATTAGTTCTAAAGTTTCTTTCATTCTATTGGTGGTAAAGGTGGTGGTGTATAAGGACTTAATGGAATATCTAATAAATAAGAATATTCCGTTTTCGATACATCTATTTCATCCTGTTCACTTAAAAATAAAAAGTAAACTCCATTTATATCGGGTACAAAATTAAAAAATGTATCTGCATCAATGAATACGCCTTGTAATTCATTTGCTTGTTGGTTTGTTACTATTCTTCCTTCCATTATAAATTTCTTCCTAAGGTTGTTTGATATGCTTGTACAGCTGTATATAAATTACTTGCTTCCGTATCTGTTAAACCATCGCCTATTGAAGCAAATCTACATTGTTTTGTTGAATAAAATAAAGA